TCATCAGGGAGGTGCCAGTGTCTACAATTTTGTAGAGCCTGTCACTAAGATATACAACCGGCTGTCGGCGGAGTTAAGCACTCTACTTATTGCTGGTTGCCACGAGATGATGTCCAGGTTGGATATCATTCCCGTGGAAGTAGTGTATGCCGATGAGAAAGGCATAAAGGTTCGTCTTCCAACCAAGACGCTCACTTGTGTTAATCTCATCGAGCAGCCACTACGCAAGCTTGCTGACGCACATTTGCTTAGAGATAAGCGTTGTGCGCCGAGCTTGGGAAAAGGAGAGATGCCTCCTATTCTCCAAGAGCCTTCCAGGGGGGATGTGTCCCTCTCCCTGGATATGACGGCCGCTACCGACTGTCATCCCTTTTACCTAACCCGATCCCTTTATGAGGAATTGGCTAGGGTACACCCCGAAGCAAGAGCTTTCCAGCAGCATTTTCCAAAGCTGTTTGGGCCTAGATTGCTCTTTCCTCGAGGTTCGTTCTCAGATCCGGATCTAAGATCAGCCCTGGCTCGAAGCTACGTAGGTAGCCTTGACTATGGCTGGCCGACCCTGACCGTGAGGCTAGAAGGACATCTGCTCTCCTCGGCTGTGAAGCCGGGATTGTACGCATCTGCCGGTCTAACGACCCAACAAGTGAGTCCCACAGTAGTGGTCTTGATCTCCTCAGAAATGATGGAGTGGGCTTATCTACTGACTACGAAGCTTACTGGCTCCTGCCCTCCTGGTTGCGAGACGTTCAGTCATGGACATTTCGCTGGCCCGAAGGTGTTAGCCGTCGGTAGTGAGGGGGTGGCTCCAGTGCAGTGGACGTACAAAGTAGAACCGAAAGATGTTGTGCAAGGGGGTGGCCCCATGCTAACTTCGGTAGACATCACATATGAGCAGGTGATGTCCGCTCTGGAGGCCTATTCGGCCGCCGTGGATCTCTGGATTCAGAAGATCAACGACAGAGCGAGAGATATTGGTTTGGGAGAGGATTATTCCCGACCCGCCATTATCTCTAAGCGTGGTGCCATGATGGGGGATCCCACATCATGGGCGCTACTACCACTTGTCAGCCTGTACGCCTGGGAGAACCAGGCGCTTAATAGTAAGAAGGTTGCGACATGTGGAGATGACTTGCTGGGCTATTTGCCTCGCAGAGCCATTGAGCCCTTGAAAGAGGACATCAGGTCGTTGGGTGGGGTGGTTTCGGACGCGAAATCGTTCGTCCACCGTTCTAAAGGCTTGTTCGTAGAAATCCCTTATTTCCGCGGACGGCCTCAGAAGTTCGACCTATTAAGCTCATGGGTAGCTCCTTCCGGTGGTTCCAAAGGTACAGTGGATTGGTATTCACTGCCTCTGTGCATTCGAGCAATCGAGTGCGCACGAGGAGGCCTTTGGAAAAAGACGCGGTTTAGGCGTGAGTGGTCCCTCGCCACCAAGCTGGGTTTGCCCCTTGGGGCGGACCCAGGTCTTGGTGGAATTCGGTTGAAGGGCGGACTAAAGACCTCGTTAGTCTGTGCCCCTCAATGGAGGAGCTATGTCTCCCAGATGCCATTGAAGCGATTGCTCTTTGGCGGGGGACTTAGCATTGTACCGCCCACTGATATCCGCAGGGAGAGCTACTATGAGACAAAGGCTTTTGAGAAAATTCTCAATAACCTTACGGCTGAGCCGCAGGTGGGTTCACAATCCGTGCAGTCCCTTGCTGGAAAACTCCGGCAAAGTACGAGCCTCCTCTTATTGCTAAGAGGAGAGGATCGAGTGAAATCTTACCGTAGACCACGTGTGCTGGCAGCAGCACGCCGGTTCCGACGCGAAGTTAAGACTAAGCGTGTGGTCCAGGGTAATAGTCGGTGGGGGTACGAAGGACTCCTACGTGACTATCGGGAGAAGCAGACGAGATTTTCGACTGCTCTCACCAAATTACCGTTTGAGCGCCATTTTGCGGCCGGTGATTCCAAGGCAAAGTACTTTAAATTGGAAAAACCTTTCGTTAAGGCGAGCTTGAACGATAATTTACATGAAATTTGGTAATACAAACTCATGTATAGTGGAGAGAAACCTATTCTCCACTAATTCGG